TTTCATTGGAGTAACTGTTGAGTATATGAGAAGTCCATCAGGAACTGATAGTTGGCACTCAAGAAAAGGATATGTGGGAGTTCCAAGAGCAGTTGAAGGTTTCTTACACCAAAAAGACAGTGGTCAAGTGGCTCGTTTAGTACATTACTTCTAAACTAAAGCACAATTTACATACATTTTATCTCTAGTAGGTAAACATTTTTCTAAAAATTGTTAAAAAAGGTTGGTGGGTAATTCCAATTTTATATCTTTGCCTCAATTAATAACTAAAACAATAAACAATTATGGGAAAGATGAAAGAACAATTTATGCAAATGCGACTAGAGGAGCAAGACCAAACAATTAACACTATGCACGAAATTGCAGCAGGATATAACAATAATACTAATCAATTAAATAATAACGAAATGACAAAAAAAACAATGCAGGAAAAATTACAAAAGCAACCAGAACCAATCCAAGAAACAAGAAAAGAAGTTTTAACAAGACTTTATAAAGAGAATGGGTTGGTAAGAGAAGATGTGTATAAAGACAAAAGAGGATTTTCTACAATAACTAGAAGTGGTGTAGATAAAATTGCTGCTAAAAATGGAATAACTATAGGTTATGAAGTTATACTTTTAGATGTAGAAAAAGGAGAATGTGTTCTTAAGGCAGCAGCGACTATGAAGGTTGGTAATGAAGTTAGGAATGTAATGGATTTTGGAGAGGCGAGTGTTTCGAATAATCTAACAGGAGGTGGTAAAAAGTGGTTAGTTTCTATGGCTAAAAAAAGAGCAATGGGTAGAGTTGTTTTAACTTTAGCAGGATTTTATGAGCAAGGGATGTATAGTCAGGATGAGATGGCATTTGAAATGGATGAGTAATTATGATTGGATAGATGAAGCACTTGATGGAAAGCCTAGTGAGATAACAAACTCACAATGGCTGACCATTGAGGGTAACATTGACTTCACATCACTTACAACAACAATGAAGGCTGATATTCTAAACAGAATTAATGATTTATCAGAACAAGAAGCAGAAGAAATAATAACTAAACTATACAACAATAGATATGAAAAAGACCCACAAAAGCAATGGCTCAAAATGCACAAAGACGGAGTATTTAGAGATAGAGATTTTTAAGCACTTCCTAGAATCTTTCACTTACATTATATGGAAGAATAAAAGTGTATTAGATTTTGCTACAGAAGATGATATAATGAGTCTGCTAGACGAGAAACAATTAATAGACTTCTATCACTTTGATAAAACAAGTTTCAAGGTTAGTGTTGAGAAGATTGAAAAACATATGCATAGAAATGACTAAGAAATACTCACTACTAAAAATAAGACAATCTAGGAATGAGTTTGAAGCACTACTAAGAATTTATGGAATATCTAATTCAACTCTATGTAAGGTAATAGGAGTGAACTATGCTACCAGTAGAGATTTTATAAAGATACCATCCAACCTTAGATTTATACACGCACACAGATTAGCAGACTTTATAGGCTTAACAGTTCAAGATGTAGTTGATACAATAGTGTACGACTTAAATAAACAATAAACACAATGAAAAGAAGAAGATTAAAATTTAGCGACTACTACAATAATATAATTATGTCTGAATTGGCAGATATATATGAAGTAGATAAAGAAAGAATGTTTTTGGGTAGTAGAAAGAAGAACATTATATTCGCTAAGAGAATGTATATATACATTTTAAGAGAGATGTTTGGATTAACTCTAATGGAGATAGCAGATGTAACTAACTTACATCACTCGTCAATAATTCACCACACTAGAAAGTTTGAGTTCTTCTACAATAATTACACTGAAGAATCTGGATTATTTAAAAGAGTAGAGAATAAGATAATTGAGGTAGAGATAGATGAGGAGATATTAGGATTAGAAGCTAAACAAAAAAAAATAACGGATTCATTAACTAAATTATATAAAATTAAAAAACAAAAAAATGACAGACAAGAAAGAGAAGGTTTACTTACCGAGTAGTATTAAAAACATTCCAACTAAGTATGGAGAAATGATGGTTGCTAACTTTAAGTTAGATGAACTACAAAAGAATGCAAAGAATGGTTGGGTATCAATGGTTATTTCAGAGCGTAGAGAGCCATCAGAAAAAGGTGCGACACATTATGCCTATGTAAATGATTTTGAGCCAAAGGAGAGTACTAAGAATGCTCCTAAGCAAGAGTCTAGTAGTGATAGTAGTGATGATTTACCATTCTAAATAAATAATATGAGGGGAGGTGAAATATCCTCCTCTTATTTTAAAACTATAACACAATGAAAGAAAAACCAAACTTCTTTGCTATAATACCTTCAGGTGTAAGGTATGATAAAGACTTAACTCCAAATGCTAAACTTCTTTATGCTGAAATAACATCTCTATTGTCAATGGGTGGGGAGTGTTATGCTTCTAATAAATACTTCTCAGAGTTGTATGGTAAGAATAAAGTAACTATTTCCAGATGGATTAAAGAATTAAAGGAAAGAGGCTACATATCAGTTAGTTATACATACAAGGAGGGTAGTAACGAAATTGCTAATAGGTATATACAAATTTGTTTCACCCCCCTTAGCAAAAATGACAAAGGGGTATTAACAAAAATGCTAAAGAGTAATAATACTAGTATTAATAATAATAGTATTAATAATAAGGGTAAATTTAAAATACCAACAATAATTCAAGTTAAAGAATATTGTAATGAAAGAAAAAATAATGTAGATGCAGAAACATTCTGTGATTTCTATGAAAGTAAAGGTTGGCAAGTAGGTAAGGAAAAAATGAAGAGTTGGAAAGCTTGCGTAAGAACTTGGGAGAAAAGCAGTAGAAACAATAATACTAATGATAGAACTACATCACATAGGCACAAGTCAGGTAAAGACTATGGGGATGGTTCTTTTTAAAAACAAAAAAACTATGGACTACAAAAAAATTGACAATATTGAAATAGATGGAATAGATACCAAAGACTATCCTGACTTCTGTGATGCATACATATCAAGTGCTGACTATGATGGAAAGCCAATGACTGATGAGCAGTTAGATGAACTTAATGAAGATGGAGATTATGTTTATGGACGTATAATGGATTACTTACAATAAAATTATGAGAACAATAGAAGATACATTTATGATAGAAAACTTCCTACAGCCTAAGATGTATAATAGGTTTAAATTAGGAACTACAGATGAATTGAGAGAAATGTTCATTAAAGCATTTAGGTATTATGATAGAACTATTGATGTGTATGAGCATCTTGATTCTTATGATGAGATAATAGATTGGTTATCAGATACTAAAGGTAGAGGGTTAATGTTAATGGGTGATTGTGGATTGGGTAAGTCTACTATTCTTAACTATGTTATTCCTGCAATCTTTAGAACAAAAACAAATAAGTTACTTACTAGCACACCAGCAAAAGAACTTGGTGAGATAGAGAGAAGTTCTGCTTCTTTTATTATAATTGATGACTTAGGTACTGAGAGCATTAAGAATGATTATGGTACTAAGATAGATGCAGTTGCTGATGCTATATCTTATGCTGAGGATAGTTCAAAGACTTTACTAATAACGACTAATTTAGATGCAGGAGAATTGAAAGAAAGATATGATGAGAGGACTTTAGATAGACTAAGGAAGTGTAAAGTGGTGGTAATCAAGGGTAAAAGTTTTAGAAATTAAAAATAATAATTATGAAAACAAAAGACAAAGTTAAATATTGGCTGAATAAATACCCTAGCTTACGAGATGATGACAATCGCCTTAGTGCTAATATTTGGTCTGAAGAATTAACTGTACTAGGATTTGGACATATTGAAGCACCTATATTTGAATTTCTAAGATTATATTCTAATAATAAATTAACATCAGCACCAAGTATAAAGAGAGCAAGAGCAAAACTTCAGGAAGAAGAACCCTCTTATAGAGGTGAAAAGTATAACTTAAGAAAAGGAGTACTACAGGATAAATGGAGAAAAGATTTAGGTTATAGTAAATAAGTAAATTATTTTTATATATTTGTACAATGAAAAAAACAGATGAAGAGAAGAGAGAGAAGTTTAGTGTGCCTAAAGTTATAAATACTGACTTAACATACTATATGCAGTTTGGATGGAAGAGATTAAGAGAGTCTTCAAGTAGGGCTAAATCAGCAAGTAAATTCTTAGGTAATACTTATCAAGATAACTTTCCTCCACAACAAGACTAATGATAAATACTCAGGAAATAATTAATAATAAATACAGGGTAAGACCTAAAAGCTTTTAATTTTTCAGACCTGAGTAGTAAAGGGGGGGTTTGGTCGCCTCCCCAATACAATGAACCGAATATAAATGTTAATCGGCTCAACAAAACAATAATAATATGGCAGTAGAAAGAACATACAAAACAATCAAGTGGGTACTTAAGGGACACATCAAGAACAATGTCAATTCTTTATGGATATGGGAAGAAGATAACTTTACTTGTATCTACAATGAGTATGCAGGAAATGAGAGAATATATACCAGTAATCAACTTTTAAGACTTTTAACCCAATGATTTATTTAAACTTAATAATAGGATTTGTATTCTTTGTGGCTTTCATAATGATATTTATGAGTATTGTAGAGGGTAAGATAAGAGATAGACAAAATGAAAAGATTGTGTGGAGGATAGAAGAGATGGAAAAGATGGATAAGATAGAGAAGAGAGATAAGGTGGTAACTAGGACAGGAGGACTAGCACACGATAGAAATAGAAGTTATAGCGAAATACAAAAACAAAATGACAGTAAAACACAATAAACTTTATTACGAGAAAGGTAGGAATGGATATACTACGAGTGATACAATAAATCCTAAGATGAAACTAACTAAAGAAGAGTTAGGTTTAGTAGCAGACTACAGTAAAGATAAGATACCTAACTATTACATTGGTAAGGTGTATGGCTATGAAGCTAGGAAAGTAATTGAAGACTTTGATTTATCGTATAATGTCGGAACTGCCACCACATATTTGCTCAGAGCAAAAAGAAAACATTCTACAAGTGTTGAGTGCATACAGAAAGCAATCAATCATCTTGAGTTTGAATTAGATAAGATTAAAAATGAAAAAACCGATATTTAGAGTATTCATATCGTATGAGATAAAGAATAAAGGTGCTGTAACTAGGAAGGTTACCACTGGTATATTAGATACATTTGCTCTAACCTCTAACATAGAGGAAATAAAGAAAGACCAAGAACTGATAGATAGAATATGTTACTTAAATAAAAAGAAGCTAAACAAAGTAGACATCACTATAACAAGCGTTGATGTAGAAAACCAATATGGTGAAACTGTTGATAGATTCTTAGATGAATATTAAATTATGCCAAAGATAAGAAAGATAAAAGTAGGTGATAGAAAAGACTCAAGAGGTGGAGGCTACTCAAGAAGAAAGTTTACTGTTGCTGAAGCTGATGCTATAAGACTAGAGTTTAATACTGCTAGTGATAAGATAACTATCTCTGCTATGGCTAGGAAGTATGAAGTATCACAACCATTAATGTATCAACTACTCAAAGGTACTACCTATACTGATAAGAAGGGAGGGGTAGGGGACAGAGGGGGTAGAAGAGGGGGTAAGAGGGGTACTACAAGTGATAGGGAATAGACTATGGCAATGAAGAAAGAAGCTAGAGTGCAATCAGCATTTTGTACATACATACAGTTTGCATACCCATCAGTTAGATACTGTGCATCTCTAGGTGGTATAAGAACCTCAATGACTCAGGCTATTATGGCTAAAAAGACTGGATATGTTAAAGGCTTTCCTGATATGCAGATATGTAAGGTCAATAGCGAGTACGCAGGGCTGTTCTTAGAGATTAAAGCTGATAAGACTGGCTATGCATCCAAAGAACAAAAACAATGGGTAGCTGACCTTAATGAAGCAGGTTACTTTGCCAAAGTAGTTAAAGGATTAGAAGAATGTATGGATGTCCTTGATTGGTATATGAAAATAAAATAATTTTCTAAAAAACTTTTACAAAAAAACTTTTCTTAAATTTCTGCCTGAAACTGCTGAAACTGCTGAAACTGCTGAAACTGCTAGACTTCTCCTATGTGCGTGTATGCGTGTATATGTGCGTTCTATATACTGCAACTTACTAATTATCAGCTATTTAGAATGATTATAAATTAGCATATTTTATAAAAGTTTTTAATATTATGCTTTGAATTGTTAAAAAGGTTTATAAATTTGCACTGTAAATAATTACAAATAATTAAAAACTAAAATTATGAATTTAATTGAAAAAGCATTTTTAAAGGCAACAGAGCAAAAAGAAAAGAAAATAATAAATTTAAAAAAGAAGTATCCAAACTGGACATTTGTAAAAGCTAAAACTAATAAAACTAATAAAACTAATAAAACTAAATAAATAAAATTATGCAAAAACTTAACACCCAACTATTACAAAAAGTAAGTACAAAACAAAAATACAGTACAAGCGAAAATATAATATTTTATGCTTTATCCTTTGCTAGTTGTTTTTTACTACTTTATGCGCTTTGCTATACTATAAACCTAATTGATAAAATAACCCTTTAAACCCTTTTAAAATGACTTATAAAGCTATATTACCAGATCCTATTGAATGGAGCGACAATAACAAAATTTGTTCAGAGTGTCCTGAAGAATTAACTATGAATGATTATGAGGAAATTTGTATTAATTGCTTCAACCAAGTAGAACCAGAAGAAGAAGAAGAAGAAAAACAAAATAAATAATTTAAAACTATAACAATGATAACAAAAACACAAAATTATAAACCAGTTAAAAACTTACTTAGCAAAGGAAGTACTAACAGTAAGACGGCAAAAAATAGTTTAGAAACTTACATATTATACTTAGCGCCAGAGCGCCAAAATAGTAAAAGGGTAAACCTTTGCCCAAAAGCTAGTAAAGGTTGCGCTGCTGCTTGTTTATATACGGCAGGAAGGGGAAAGTTTAGCAATGTAAAAAAATCAAGAATAAACAAAAGCGAATATTACATATCGGATAAGATTACATTTATAAACCAATTAAGCAAAGAAATAGTAAAAATAGCAGCAAAAGCAATAAAGCAAAATAAAAAAATTGCAATAAGATTAAACGGTACAAGCGACCAAGACTTTATTAGTATAATTAAAAAATATAAAAATTTAGATTTGCTAAATGATAAACAATTTAAAAACTTAGTTTTTTATGATTATACCGCAATACTTGGAAAAATTAAAAAGTATATTAATACTTCTTATTCTTTAACATTATCCAGAAAAGAAGACAACGAACAAGATATACTTCAGGCGCTTAAATTAGGTGGTAATGTTGCGGCGGTGTTCAGAGATGATTTGCCGACAAAATACAAAGGATATACTGTTGTAAACGGTGATACTTCAGATTTGCAAATGGTATACAACAAGAATGTAATACTAGGTTTAAAAGCTAAGGGTGACGCAAAGAAAGACAAAAGCGGCTTTGTAATAGATAATAATTAATTCAATAACTAAACAATAAAACAATGAAAACAATAAACAGAACCAGAGCCAAAGAACTAATAAAACAAAGTAAAGGTTTAATTTTTTCAACTACTTTTGTAAAGAAAGATAACACTATTCGAACCTTAACAAGTAGAACGGGCAAACAGTATAAGAGTAAAACGGGCAAGAAAGCACCTTACAAGCCTTCCGACTATAATTTAATACCTTTGTACGATATGAGAAAAAAAGCCTTTAGAATGCTTAATTTAAATACCTTAATTACTTTATCAATTAATAAAACTAAATACATAATCAATGAATAAAACAACAGAACAACTACTTCAGCAACTTAACACTATGCAAAATGAACACATAAAAGTGTTAAATGAACGAATAGAAGTATTGCAACAAACTATTCAAATTGATAAAATAACTATCAAAACACAAGAAAAAACTATAAAATTATATATTGATAATCTAAATAGTAAATAATGAAAGGTCAACTAAAGCCAACCGAGTTTAGCAATAGCTTTTATTTGCTCCTAGCAATACTATCTTTGTTGTTTAATTGCTAAGATAAACACCAGAAACACCTATAAAACCGCTTTAATTAGTGGTTTTTTTTTGCTTAAAAATTAGTAAAAGGATATTAATTTAGTTTAAATAGTTAGTGTTATGGCGTTTTTTTCTCTTCATTCCTACTCATCCAAGCCAAAAACC